CTGATACTCCCATGCAGTATCGCTTAGCAGCATACGAAGTACTACTTTAATCTTATTTTCAATTTCTACCATTAAAGATTAATTTTAGTTGTTGCGATAAACATATCGTCGACCATTGCGTAGAATAGATCGATAATATCTTTCATAAACTGCTCAGTTTGCTCATCTGTTAATTCGGTACTATATGCAAAGTTTGGAGCCTTACGACCAGCATTAACATTGATACCGGTATGTCCAATAGCGACGTTATCTTTAGAATACGTAATACTAACACTGCACTTACCTACCTTCTGTAAAGTACCATCACTGCCTTCAAACTCAGCATGTACCATAAGATCATCACCATCTACTTCGATAGGTTTTTTAATATATTTTGATGAGAGAATATTAGCAATTTGAGTATTGAGTAGCCGCTGAAACGCGACAGCTCCGAGCTTATCCAGATTAGGAATTTCCCAGCAGAAGTTAATAGCATCGTCACTAGCAATATAATCACCTTGTAAAACATCTTCCTGATCAATCATACCATCAATACTAACATCCATCGGACATCTAAATGCAATAATATTACCAATTGGTAGAGTCTTATTGCGGAAGTAATCATATGCGAAACGCTTATGAATTAATGGGCCATCATATACTTTGATATCTTTAATAATCATACATTAATTATATGATACGGTTTTAATGAATCAACTATTTATGGTTATAATTACGTTAGAATAGCATAGCTACGTGCATGGTAAATTGGATCACGTACAATTTCCATCTGCTTATGGAATCTATCCCTAATACATTCAGCTATTTTTAAAGCTGATTTATAATGTATATCATCAACTATATAATTCGAATCTGGATCAAACAACTCTATATGATTGATAATATTACCTCTGTTATCACCAACCGGACCATCTACTATAACCAGTTTGTATTCTTTTAAAACACCTTTACTAAAAGCTTCAATATCATACCAACCATCTTTGATAGGGCAGTAAACGTAATTAACATCATCGACTATATCTATAAAATTTTTATCATGTTCAATTGATGTTATTTCCCAAAAAGTATTTAGTATCTTTGTACCATAACCTGCTCCAACTTCTAGTATTCGCGAATCTCTCGAAATGTTTTCGTATATCCATTTATATACAGTCCATGATAAGCTCGAGCCTGTCAGAGATGTTGTATCAATTCCTTTATCTTTTAATTCAGCTCTTGTCATTAATATTCTTATAGTTTAAAATTAAATCAAAGGCCTTACTTTGGAAAATTCCTCGTAGAAGTTCTGTATTTGGAATGACACAGTGCCCGCCAATAAATTTATCTGGCGGTGTTAGTACTGGTCTAACTACATCCTCTTTGCCTAGCTCTTTATACCCATTGTTATACGTTTTATTCCAATCAGTTATTATATCGTAATTTAAATTTAATTCCTCAAAATGCTTTTTCATTTCACCGTGAAAAGCTATGCATAACCCATAATATGTTGTACTATATAGTTTAGCTAGCTCTGTATTAGCTGGACCCTTTATGCTTTCGAATGGTATTTTTAATTCATTATAATGACATTCGCATAATTCCTTACCTTCATTATCTACATAACCAATGTATTTTTTAAACGTTTTTAAACCATCATACAAATTTGGATGTACGCCTCGTACTGGTGAGTGTACAACACTGCAACTAACCCTCCCAGCAATACGTTCTGTTATACCGGGAGTGGTTGAAGTATGAATTATACAAAGTTTGGGATTATATTTCTTAATATAATTAACTACTACCGTATCGAAAAAATCTACTAGAGGTAGGCAAATATTCATTATATCGATATTTTTATCACCGGTAATGAAATTCTTATCTATTATTGTAAGTTTAAATTCACTATAATCGTTATAAACCTGCTCTAAGGATTTACCTATTTCCCCGTACCCTACTATCGCTATATTCATTTTATGTTTAAATATTCAAGTATAGGTTTCAACGTATGGCTATTATACGGTCTAACTGGCTGACTATCGTAATATCCTCCGGATTCAAGCAAGTTGTTATCAATATTCCAGTATAATCTATCAATTCGTCTAATAGCTCTCTCACCAGACCAGTCTTCTCTTTCAATACCTATACAACGAGGGTGATCATAACCATATTTTCCACCGTAATTTTCCCATCTACTTATTAATCCTCTTAGTAACGATTCATCAGAAAATTGATGGAAAGGCTGATTAACTTTTTCCATTGAATCGTGTTCGTGTATATCATACCAACTTTTAAATAATTCTTCATAAGTTAAGTTATTTGGATTTACTATTTCTCTCCATACCGAGCCAGTTGCGGTGGTAAATGCCATAGGAAATTTACCGATGTCTGTTCCGCTGTAAGGTGCGTTTCGACTTATACAAAGTAATTTATCTTCCTCTGCGTACGAAAACCATTTGGTCCATGTTTCGGTTTTATTGAGAATATACATATCAATATCTGCTATTATACAATAGTCATCAGGATATTGTGTTGCGAGAAATAAGCGGGTCGCTTTAGATTGTATATCGTCAGTTACGATATTTTTTAAAGGCTTGATTAGAATTATCTCGCCATATTTTTTCATTTCCTGTATAACCGGGTCATCTTCATTTCTTTCTGTTATAACAGCACACGTTATTTTTTCAATGCCATACCATTTAGTCCAATTCTGCGCCATACTTGGCCAAAAGTGGATATAGAGATCTCTTTCATTTGTACATGTTATTATTCTAAAATTTTCTTTATTCATACAGAGCCTTGAGGTATATTGTTTATAAAATCTTGACCGACAAAAGTACCACCATTATATATAGGAGGGTGCACCGGAAACATCAATTCTTTATTGTTAGAGTCATGCACAGTACAGCTATCTTTAATTTTAGGAAACACCTCATCCATTAAAAATCTTTCATCACATCCGTAATAATTTAAATTACTAACTTTATTAATCAGAGGCATAATTTTAAACTTGTTAGCTTTACCGCCCCACATCCCCGCCTGGATAGGCCATTTATGATTTGGGTGATCGCGCATTATATGGTAATCTTTATCAGCTGAAATCCACTCTTGGACAGCTGCATACTCGCGGAAGTTTAACCGCGAATCGATATCCCTGACTAGATATCGATCTACACTCTCATCATCATTAACAAAAAATCTCCAAAATGCGCCGTAGAACAGTCCTTTATTATTATTTTTTACAAGTCTAATATCAGCGCCATTTTTATGTAACTCTTTACAGTAATCAAGAGTTACAGTAGTATCTACATAAATTCTTACTGACCACCCAGGGTATATTTCCGAGGCTAATTTTAAATTCTCTAATGCACCGGTAATATATTTTTCTTCACTACCCCAGAGACTAAATGATATTACATTTGTTTTTTTCATTGCTAGTTTTAGAATAATGACGAATAGTTATCAAAAATATAATTTTCTGGTATAATAAAATATTTATAACTGTCGAAATTTTTATCAATACTCTTACTCATTTTTTGATAGTCTTGCTCGGTTAAGTTATCAAGTATTTCTCTAAGTTCTTCAACAGTATTAAACAAAATAATACCATCCTTATCGAAGAAATCAGTTATTTTTGATGTACCGTAATATATAGGCACGGTTTTAGTTGCAAAACAATCTATAATTTTTTCCGTGAAGTATGTGTCTTGGATTGAATTTTCTATAACGATTGAAAACCTATATTCATCTAGCGCAGATTTTTTATTTGCAAATCGCTTATAGCCACTCCCAAGAACGTCTATTGATGAGTCGTCGATCATACCCAACTCTTTAATTACTTGATGTCTTAATTGATGACCTGGAGTTTGATTTTTACCGGACGCTATTATAGACATATGTTTTGTCTTTTCAACCTCAGCGCCTGTTATATACGGGTGTACCCAGCAGCAACCGAACGGATAAAATAAAAACTTTGAACTTATATTAATTAATGCTTCGTCATATGTAAGTATGAAATCAAATTTTTCGTAATTATTTTCAATATAATTATAGATGTGTGGTATTATAGCTCTAGGCTCCAGTAACCACGCCACTTTTTGTTGATCCGTATTTAAATTATCAATAGTAGGAATTGAAGTGTCAGTTAAAAAAATACTCTTACTACCAGAGGTAAGTGTTGGATCCCATTCTATGTTATTTGGACGCTGAAATCGACAACAACTGCGATCGTAGCTAACAAAATTTTTGTCTATAATATCAATTTTTACCCTTGAATCTTTTTCTGATGATATTTGCCACGACTTAATATAATTGCTCAGCTCTGCAGATCTCATTTTTTGGATCTTTGTAAATTCTACAAGATTATGATTTTCATTTTTCTGATGAGTACGATCCTCGTGTTGGTTTGATGTACTACTCTCATCCATATGAGGCAGGTGAAAAAGATACGGCTTATCTGTGTTTATATATACAACCTTCTTACCGAGTTTATGGCTCCGGAGAATAATTTCATTATCTTCATATCCCCACCCGGTAAAGTGAGGGTTAAAACCGTTTATATCTTTAAAGCATGCTTTATCCATTAATAAGCACCCACCGACGGCTCTAAGATTTGATACTTCAAACATATCATTTTTTTCTAAAAGCTGTAGTTTATACCCCTGCGGGATGATATCATTTAAATCTCTATATGTAAATGTTTCATGCAAGCTAGCTTTTGCGGGGTAGCTTAGATATAGGGCCGTACCGTTATATCCTATAGCTACTGTGGTTATATCATCCTTTATGGCTTCTATACTCTTACAGAGAGATTCACGCGAAACAAAAACATCACTATCCAAAAAACATAAGCTATCATAAGTAGCACGTCCAACTCCTTCATTATATAATCTACATTTATTAAATGTTTCATCGGATGATTCCTGTACAATAATTTCGCAATTAGGTATCATCTGGCGGTAATATCTCTTACAGTATTCTAGATTTTTTTCACGTTCCACCGTATCTGACTTATATGCTATAATAAAAGAAATCATACAGCTTTTAGTTTTTTTAAAAAGGCTATTACCTCTTGATCTGTTACTATAGGCGGGTTATTAGGGGCATGGCCATGCTTCTTAATATATATTTCACCGCCTATCTTAACATTTTTATGAAACGTTTCATTGTTTTTACTAATAGCTGATTTTTCAATCGCATCTTTATGTTCAGATAAAAAATGATGACTATTAAATATATCTGCAAAATACCAAAATGGTGGATGGAAACCTTTCTTAATTATTCTATACGTATGATCGACATGCTCCCAAGCATTATAAAAATCTTCATCTATATAACCAACCTCTTCTATTACACTCCTTGTAAAAAAAGAGAACATACCCGCGACGTGTTGATATAGAGATATTTTTATATCACCGTAATCTATAATTTTTCTCGGGGTAGGCTCTGATTCTTGATTAAGCTCGTGTCTGTTATGTATATCAAAATTTTGGCTTTGTCTCCTATTAAACGGAGTACCGGGACCATAATTGAAATGTTGAATACCTGTTATATTGGAAGCCTTTATATATTCGGTAAAAACATTATTATCTTTAATAATGATATCATCTTCAATAACAAATATATATTCACATCCTCTTTCATATAGATATTTTAGGATTTTATTCTTAGATTTACCAACTCCAATATTTTCACTGTTATTGATAATATGAAACTGTTCGTGTTGAACATCTAGCATACCGTCGTTAACTATTACCGCTTCATCCACTCTCGATAGATCTACACTAGCAATACAGTCAAGCAAAAAATCATTTCTATTACATGTAACTATACCTATCCCTATCTTTGACATTATATATAATTTATATTAAATAATTAATATGGCCAGCACAGAAGTAAGTATCAAACAACTCCCTACAGTCTCGAGCATTGAATCTGGTAATTTTGTTATTGTTCAGACTGAGAACTCTACAAATAAGTTAGACTTTAAAGATTTTGTTATAGGTTTCGAGAATATAACTTTTGCAAATACTATTGAAGCTAATACGACTGGTATTGAAGCTCTTTCAAGTACATTATACGGTAGTACACCTGATACTAATGCAGGACAATCTACCCACTCGATACCTATAACAATAGGCGGTGTAAATTACGCAATAATGCTGTCAGCTACTAGCTAGTAACCTCACCATCAGAACCTAATACCCTCTTAATCTGCTCGCGCTCGTAAGCTAGCGCTTGCTGGAGATCTTTTGCTTCAATTTGGGAATCGATTAGATTTTGCATTGATTGAGCGTCGGAATCTAAGAACTGACCATCAGAAGGGTTAATTAATTCATTTAAACTTTCTTCAGTACCACCGATTAGATCACCATCGACATCTAAATATTGCTTAATCATAGCAATTCGAGTTTGGCGATCTCCAAAAACTTCGATCCAACCAGGAGCATCGTCTTTAGGGAAGAAAGGATTTTTTCCATTATTTTCATGATGCTGCGCACCAATCATCTTAAAGATATTATCAATCTCTTTAATATACTCAGGATCAGTTTCACGTACACCGTCGTTCTCGATTTCAACAGGAGCCGCTTTTGTAATAGGTATAAAGAATATAATATCTAAATGCTTCATACTCTCGCAAACCAATGGTATACATTTATCAATAAATTCCTTATCAATATCACCTACACCCTTTTCAAAACACCAGAGAGAATAGACTAGATTATCAATCGGACATCTATCCATAATCACATAATCATCAGACTTAAATGTCTGCATTTCATCGATCATGTGATTTAAAATCTTCCACTGCGTATCTTTTGTCGCGTTTTTACTATGCGGTAACTTCTCAGATACTAACTTAGCTCTATATGTCGAGCTCTCTGTTCTATGATTCGGCCACTCTTGTACGACGTCGTTAATTAATGTAGACTTACCTTGATTACCTGTACCGCTAATTGCAATTCTCATAATACTATTTTATACTATAAACTTGATTTTTCAAGTACTTAATTTATAATATATCGTATGATAGTTTTTAACGAGGAAGAGCATACCTATATAGATACCGAAACAGGCAAGAAGCTTATATCTGCAACTACCTTGATTGGTAAGTATAAGCCGCGATTTGATAAGATTGGTAATGCTACACGTGTTGCGAAAAGAGAAGGAGTGACTGTAGATTTCATACTCGAAGAATGGGAAGCAGAAAAGAATAGAGCTTGTGATTACGGTACACATGTGCATAAGGTAATGGAAGATTTTCTCGGTGAAGGTATTGAAGAGTCAGAATATGAACAGCTATACTCATCATATAAAAAATGGGAGCATATATTTAAAAAGTTTCCGGCACTCACATGTGAGATGAGACTTAATAATATTGATCTGAATATTGCCGGTACGGCGGATTTAGTATACGAGAATAAAGACTACTTTTATATCGGAGATTTTAAAACGAATAAAGCTTTTAGATTTTATAGTGAGTATAATGAGTTTTTTAAGAAACCAGTAGACCATCTAGGGGTATGTGAATTTAATACATACTCATTGCAGCTCTCACTATATGCATATCTATACGAATTAAGCAGTGGAAAAAAATGCAGCGGTTTAGTTATCTTCTATAAAAATAACGACGCTTGGTATCCAATTCGTTTAAACTATATGAAGAAGGAGATTATTGCTCTAATTGAAGATTACAATAATCCCAGTTAACAATTTTTAAGAATTGCTTGATATACTTTTCTCGATCCGGTCCGTACTTCTTATAATATGCATGCTCCCATACATCAATTCCTAAGATAGGAGTACCTTGATCAAACATAAGCGGGTTATCTTGTTTGTCTGTCTGTACAATTTTTAATGTATTACCCCTCTTGACGAGCCATACCCACCCTGAACCGAAGTGTGATTTAGCTTGTTCTGTAAATTCTTTATAGAAGCTCTCTACTGTTTTATACTTCTTTTCGATAGCATCTTTTATATTGCCTCTAATTGGATGTCTATTAGGCGTCATCATATTCCAGAAAAGTTGATGATTATAAGCTCCTCCTGCATTATTACGAACAGCGGCTTTTTTATTACCGGCCTTTTTAATTAATTCTTCTAAAGGAGGCTGTGATACACCTACAGCATTATTTAATTTTTGTACATAACCCTTATAATGCTTATTATAGTGGAGCTTCATTGTCTCCTCATCAATATAAGGTTCTAACGCATTAAATGCGTATGGTAGTTTTACTGGCTTATAACCGCCTACCTCTTCTAGAATTAAATCTGCTAACTTATCATAGTTCATTTCTTACCACCTTTCATATTTGCACACCAATGGTACATCTTACCTTTTTCACCACCGTATTTTTTAGCTTTTTTACGGAGTTCGGTAACCGAACCTTTACAACTAGCTCCGGCTCTCTTAACTCTACCTGGTTTACTCTTACCCTTCTTTTTACCATCGGCATAGTTTTCTGAAAAAAATTGTATAAATGAATTCATTTTTTAAGGAAGAGTAAGTCTTTGTAAGCTTTTTTACTTAGTCTCAAGCTATATACCATATTTATATCAACGAACCTAAAGCCTACATGCTCGTGACTTAATTTTATAAATCTCGATTTAAGTTTACTGTAAAAAATTACTCTTTTCGGTTTTTTGCTGAGAATACGCACTGGTACCATATCTACTCCGGTCTCTTCTTTAAATTCACGCTTTGCGCCAGTTAATATATCCTCGCCTACTTTGATATGACCGCCTGGTAATTCATACGTGCCATCTTTATTCTGTAGGAGTAATAATTTACCCATGTAAATTGCTATAGTTTTCGCTGAAATACTCGAATCATTCGCTGAACGTTCGCTTTCTTTAGTAAAATTAGGTGGAGACATATAAGTATTTATAAATATTTATGACATGTTTGGACTTATTACAATGTTACTTACAACGCTCGGTGCAACGGGTATGGGCTCGATGCTCAAGATTGTCGGTGGTCTCTTCGCAGGTATATCAGACGCTAAAGACTCTAAAGCTAAAAGAGAGCTTATTAGAGATATGCAAATGCAAAAAGCAGATCTCGAATTTCAAAAAGCTGTTTTTGGTGAAATGGATAAAGATACATCTGCTTTTACCCGTGGTACTCGCAGGCTCATTGCTCTTATCGGGATGTGTAACTTTTTCGTCATCTCAGTCCTCTGCACCCTCTGGCCAGGAGTTGAGCTCGTTACCTTTACCCCTCCCGAAAACAAAGAGTCGTTCAAAATCCTCTGGGGATTGGTTTCTTTCCCCTCAGGAGCAGACATTACCACCTCAATTACGACAGGGCACATTGCTTTGGTCTCAATCGCCACTTTGGGAGCGATAATTGGTTTCTACTTTACACCAGGAGGTAAGAGATGATAGGTGATATATTGACATTTATTGAAAAAGTTGGTTTACCTATTACAGCTGCATTAGCTGTTGGTTGGTTTTTATTTATAATTCTTAAGTTTATTTTAGCTCAAGTAAATAGTAGGATTTCAGGTTTAGGTAACTCTTTATTATCTTTAGAAAATAAAGTTGATGTAATGAATAATGATATTGTGAAAATTGACGCTCTTTTTTCTAGTGCATTTAATGTTGAACCAAACCTTGATCGCATTGCAGCGAGCGAAGGTAAAGAAGATTGTAGAGACGATTAATTATGAGTGGTTACGAATTTTCACACTGGGCTGATATTATAACAAAATTTGGATTCCCTGTTATTGCTTTAATAGGTTTAGGTTCATTTATATGGTATATTTGGAAATGGGTAACTAAACAAGTTAATCCTTCTCTAGATAAAGCTGGAGCTTCTCTAGGTAAACTTAAAAAACAAATACAAGCTCTAGATAATGATATGATAAGACTGGATATGAAATTAAAAATATTAATTCAAGAACGTCATATTATAGATAAAAATAGAAAAGAACTTATATCAGAGAAAGAAAAACCCTACTAACCGCAGCTAGTAGGGGACTTAGATACTCCAAGAGACAATCTAAGGGGTGAAAAAGTAATTATTTTTTAGCAGCAGGTTTTCTACCTCTCTTAATAGCTGGCTTCTTCTGCTTAGCTTTAAACTCTGCAAGTTCCGCCTCCGCTTTAGCAGCTAATTCCTTTGCTTCTTGAACTACTTTGTTAACTTCTTCTAGGTTGTTACGCGTAACTAAAGCACCGGTGATGATACCAGCTACAAAAACAACAATATATGTTAGTATTTCCATAAGACAATTATTTAATCAAAATATAACCATGTTCAACAATAAATATTAATATGGACAACACACAATTAAAAAAACTTTCTAAAATTGAATTAGAGGAATTAGGTAGAACAAAAGGTATTGAATTGGATAGAAGATCTAATAAAAAAACATTAATAGCTCAGATATCCAGTTTATTGAAAAGGAAACCCTCAACAACATCTAAAGCAGCTAGTTCATCTAAACCTGTTAAGTCATCTGCAACCCCAGCATCGCGCGGATTTCGTGTAAGTCCTGGTAAATCTAACGCATAGTTTATTAAATAATAATATGAGCAATCTTTCTTTTAATAACGAACTTCTTTTTGGTGGCGGGTCTGTAACTGACGGCGTTTCAGGTATAGCTGGTACTAATACATCTAAAATTCTTTATAACGCTAATGATAAGGGTACTGACACTACTGTCGTTACAACATCTGCTACATTAAATGGTACTGAGTATGAAATCGATATATTCGCTGGTTATAACGGTAGTACTTTAGCTATTATTGATAAAGATCGCTTTTCAACACAATTTGTTTTTGCATCAGGCGCATCAACTCAAACAGAAACAGCTTCTGGGTTTATTTCAGTAAGCCCTTCATTGCGTAGATTATATACGCTCGGTTACGTTTAAAAAATAATTTATAAACATTAAAAAAGCCGTAATTAAATTTAATTACGGCTTTTTTTTACTTTTTAGATTTTGAATCGCTCGTCTTCCAGTAATACTCACTCACAATCTAGACTTTAAGGGCCATATCCCAGATTACTAATTGTAGTCTCGGGCTAAACTTAAGTGTATGTTTTTTACATAACTCAGCTACCATTGCAGATTTAGCAGTGTGCTCTTCCCTACTACCACAGCAAGGCATTAACCAAACTCTTTCACGGCTAACTAAACCATTATCAATATATTTTTCAAATAGTTCCTTCTCATCATCTTCATTATTAATAACAAATTTAAAGCAAGAACCTAATTCATTATGATACTTTAACACATCAGGTTTATACCTACGCTTTTCCGGATCGCCGTTATTACTCATCTTCGGAGATACAGTAAACGTCGCTCTATATATTGAGGACCATTCCGGTAAAGGCATTAAAGATCCATTTGTTTCGAAGTCAATACGCGGGCAAAAACTGAACCTTTCCATAAAGGATACTAACCATTCTATAAGTCGCTTCTGTTGCAGCAACGGTTCTCCGCCGGTAATCTTAAGAATTGCACCGTCCTTAAGATTCTTAACGAACCCGTTATTCTCATAGAAATTATTGAGCTCATCATATGTATATCGGTTCTTCACAGACCATGAAACAAACGAATCGCATCCATGCGGTGAATCTTCGGATGCAAAGCCTTGACATGTAAGGTTACACATAGCAAGTCTCATAAAAACAGAAGGTTCACCAATGAATTTACCTTCACCTTCTACAGTATAAAAGACGTGATCATCGCTAAGAGATAGCGTTTTATTTAGATTAGACATACATTAATTATATATATGTTCCGTCGCGTATCAAGCAGTAATATTATATTTATTCAAAAACATACAATTTTACACGTGTAATTTATCATGTATATACGTATTAAATATATGTATATGTCAACAAAAACTAGTACTCGAAAGAGTACAAAAGCCGCGAAAAGACAACCCGTAAATAAATCAGAACTTGTTTTTGATAATAGAGTCGCGATGCCAGGTGATGACTGGGATCTAGATTTTAAAATCAAACAAGATTATGATCTAACTGAGAGGCAACAAGCCTTCTTTAATACAGCATTACAGCAGCAAACGCGAATGTGTATTGTAGATGGACCAGCTGGTACAGCTAAAACATATATAGCAGTATTAGCAGCATTAAAGTTGCTTCATAATAGACAGATAGATAATATTGTATATATTAGATCAATTGTGGAGAGTGCCTCCAGAAGTATGGGAGCTCTACCAGGTGAATTGGAAGATAAATTCGCACCATGGTCTATGCCTCTTATTGATAAGTTAGACGAGATACTAGTAGGTAATACTAGTAACAATCTAATGTCTAAGGGGTATATTAGATGTATACCAGTTAATTTTACAAGAGGTCTAACATTTAAGAATGCTTGCGTTATTATTGACGAAGCTCAAAATATGACTAATTCTGAATTAACTACTATTTTAACTCGATTCGGTCAAGATAGTAAATATCTAGTCGTCGGTGACACGTATCAAGCAGATATCGGTGAAAAGAGTGGGTTCGCTGGAATATATAAAGCTTTCGATGCGGATATCTGCAGTGAAAATAATATCAATACCT